TGCTACACAAGGTCAAACACCGTTCACATACAGTAATAGAACACCTGTAACATACCCGTACATTGCTAACCAACCTACTACTTATGCTAGACAAGGTCAGACTCCATTTACATACAGTAATAGAACGCCGTTTACTTATGCTAGACAGGCACAAACACCTGCTACATATGCAACTCAGGGTCAAACACCGTTCACTTATCAACATAGAACACCGTTTACTTATGCTAGACAGGCACAACAGCCAGGAACATATTCGAACCAAGGTCAAACACCTTCTACATATCAGAACAGACAGCCAGGAACATATGCAAGACAGGGTCAAACACCGTTCACTTATCAACATAGAACGCCGTTTACTTATGCTAGACAAGGTCAGTCGCCTTCTACATATTCGAATCAGAACCCGACTACTTATGCTAGACAAGGTCAAACACCTACGACTTATCAGAACAGACAGCCAGGAACTTACGCCCGACAAGGTCAGACTCCGTTCACTTATCAGAACAGGTCTCCGTTCACTTATGCTAGACAAGGTCAGACACCTGTAATTAGATGGGATAATGCATTGTCGCAACAATGGCCTGCAACACCAGTATCTAGTTAAACTTTAAAAAAATAAAAAAGGACTTTTCGGAGTCCTTTTTTTACACCTAAATATTGTCATGGAAATTATATTATGTCATTAATCAAAATCACCTCTTTAGAAGAGGCAAAAAATACCCTAACTACCGAAGAATCTAAGGATAACTCATATCTTCTAGGTTCAATGAATATTGGAGTTGGTGCAGAGTCGGACAAAGTCACCGAAGAAATCATGAAGTGGATGTTTGAAAATGTTCTTCCACCATTAAAGATATTCAAATGGGGTGATACACTTCAGGATAGAAAGGACAACAAATATGTGGGATTTAATGGTCTAGTAAACAAGTCCATTGATTACCATAGATTCTTGCATCACGGTTCTAGTACTCTAAAGATGGAAGGAAATCATGCAGGATTTGGATTTAAAACAGATGGAGTTGAGGGAAGTATATTAGATTCTATTGTGGGAATGAGACCTTCGGTAATGAAAGACCCTCATGTAGAAGAAAGTATAGGTTCATCTTATTATCATTCTGCAAAAGCACATTGGTTAACTCAGAGTATTATGAAAGAAGGACTTTGGGCCCCAATTCAAGGATTTACCCATAATCCATATGATGATAAAATACAGTTAACAATTCACCCAGGCTCAGTTCGTTCTTGCATCTTTGAAGAAATAGAAGACGATGATATGGAACTTATGATATTTGATAAAACTGGTGCATTATCAGACCTTCCATCTGCAACATTTACAGAATCGGTGGAGTACTGGAAAGATAAATCAATATATCATTCCTTTACACTAGAGGTGTAATAGAATACCAAACCGATTTAGCAGAACTAGGATTTAGAACACAAGTATTTGATTTCAATGAAAAGGTTTCTAAACTTTCTGCAGGCAAACCCTTGACAATATACATCGGTTATGATAGTAAAATGAACGACCTAGAAAAGGTATGCGAACACTCTATCAGAAAAACCATTAAAGATGCACATTCTAGAGGCGACATTTCATCCCTTGTTAATTATGAACCAGTAATCAAATACCTTGACATTTCTAAACTTCCCGACTATACTAGAGAGTATGCAAATCAAAGTACTGAGTTTACATACAGTAGATTCCTTATTCCCCATTTAGAAAACTACGAAGGTTTTAGTTTGTTTGTAGACAACGACTTCATCTTCACTAAAAATTTACTGCCAATGTTCTATTACCTCAATCCTGAAGATGCGATTGCGTGTATTAAGTATCCACACTATGAACACGATGAGTCTAAATTTGACGGAGAAATTAACATCGATTACCCATGTAAATTATGGTCTTCAATGATGTTCTTTAATAACAGTCATGAAGATTGTAAAAAACTAACACCCGAAGTTGTTAACACTTGGACTGGTAAACAATTACATCAGTTTGAATGGACGGATGCAATATCCGAAATACCTCAGAAATACATCTTTGTTGAGGGGTATGATAACCCTGAAGAGAAGTGGGATTACTCAGGGATACACTACACTAGAGGAGGCCCATGGATAGATGGAATGGATTCTACCTCTATAAATAACCTTGAGGTGTATAACAAATACAAAAACCTCTATGAAAATACCCCAAAATAGGGTATAATAGAAAGATTATAGGAAAATAATTATGAAAAACGCACTAATATTTACAGAAGAAAACAACCTCTTTGTTAGAAAATCAAATGGTCTTGAATACGAATTCAACAATGTAGACTCACCTGAGTTAGGTTTTGACTATGATGTTCTAGTATATGATGATATTGAAGTTAAAATTATGTCATGGAACAAGGAAGTTAATTTCGATTTACAGGAAAAAACAGAACTTAGTGATGCTGAAAAAGATATGTGTGAACAATACATTAAAAATTCAGAACCACCAATGGGAACTAGTTTAAACAATCAAGTCATGAATAAACTCAACCAAATGGTAGATGGATACTTACAGGAATGTGTTGATATGCATGGATTTACTAGTCTAGGAGAAGTAACTTTTGCAGGTAGAGAGGGGTCTAATCACCCACATCGTTCCAATGCAAGACGTGTAATGGAATATGGTGATGCAATATACAACGTACTAGACCAAGTTTGCGCTGAAATAACTGCAACTCGTGAAGATGCTTTGAAAGACCAACAGCAATACGAACAACATATACCACAACCAACTAGACTTCCCGACCACCAAGCAAGGTAATTATGGAAATCGTTTATCTAGACGAACCATTTAAGATACAGGAACTACCATTAACAAAAGTTTATGTATTAGATGATTGGTTAGCTCAACCCCTACATCATTTTTATGATGAACAGATTTCTTCAAAAAATATTTGGAGTAAAACCAATCAGGTCGGTAGTGGTTCATCTACAGGATTACCCCATCATAGTTTTTGGGGAGCAACCTTTTTTAGAAATGACTATGCTATAGATGATGATACAGATGTTTCCCAAACATGGTTTACAAAATATCTAGACAGACGATTACAAACTGAATTTGGTTTTAAGTGGGTCAGATTCCAATACGCAGGTTTGAATTCTCAGACAGTTGGTTTACAGGGAACTACTCACGAAGATTGTCAACAGGACGATGAATGGAATCTATCTTTCTTATATTATCCTAACAGATTTTGGAATCCTAAATGGGGTGGAAAGTTGAGGTTATATAATGAGAAACAAAAAGGGTTAGATGGTAGAGATGAACATATCAAAAATCATCAGATAGCAGAAATAGAATTTAAACCAAACAGATTGATTATGTTTGATGGTAGAATACCACACGGTGCAGATGCACCCGAACCATCAGCAAGATATATGGATAGAAGGTCTTTAGTAATTCGTGGTGATGAAGTTAGACTTGAAGACGAGGGGGAAAATTATCATGCCAACGATAGACTTTCATACATACGATAAAGAAACACTAAAGAACTTTAAACCAATTCTTGCTAAATCTATCCAACCCGATTGGTGGAAAAAGGCAAAAGTAGCAGAAGTTGTAAACGGAACTATTAACAAAACAATACGTTCATGTCCTGCAATGCAAGATTGGTTATCATCAGGTTATATTATTCTAGCAAACAGAGATTTGTATGTAAGAAATGGTGTAACTGTTGAAGATGGTGATTCTATTTACTGGCATACAGAAGATACTCGTGAGGGTGAGATGGAAACTTATGCATCTCAAACACATCCTACAGTTCAGTTTCACGATGCATTCAGACCTCATGGGGGAATGGATACTCCAATGAAAGATGCATTTAAAATGTCTAATCCTTGGAACATAACAACCCCTAAAGGATACTCATGTTTCTACCTAGACCCCTTCCTATTTCAGAATGACTACTTTGCAACATGGCAGGGTATTATTGATACTGATAAATTTTCGGTAAACAAAGACAACTCACAAATTATACTATACCCTAAAACAGACAAGTCCTTTGTTATAACAGAGGGGACACCTATTTGTCAAATTATACCGTTTCAAAGAGAAGAGTGGGTTGCGACCTATTCTGTTAAAGACCATAAATCTTATATAACTAACCTATCGGAATATACTACAGAAAATCCCGAAGGTTACAAGACAATGGCAGAGTTATCTCGTACAGGTTATGCAGATGAACTTACTAAAGCAGGGCCATATAAGAGAGGTAAGGTTTGGACTCCTAAACATAAAGACTTTAAAGAAGATTTAGATGGATGTCCGTTTGACCCTAAGACAGGTAAAATGAAACCTGAATATGAAGAGATGTTCAAGGAGAACGAAGATGGCAGTTAGATTATTATTTCCGACATATCTATTTCATAGAGATATAACACATGAAAATCTTGGCGAGAAACAAGGAGTCAGCAAAGAATACATGGGTATGTTGAGAGATGAAATGGATGCTATGAGACGTAGAGACCCAATAGGTAGACAACTATCAAATCAATACACTGGTTGGCAGTCAAATGATGCAGTAGAAAACAATCCAGTATTTCAAAAGTGTATGAACAGAATTATAACTATGTTCAATGAAGAGGTTCTTGCATTTCATGGACTAAACCCATCACAAGCAAAATTAACAATATCAAATTCATGGGCAAACATCAACGATAAGGGAGCTTGGAATGCACCACATTTACACAATGGTTGTTGGTATTCGGGGGTGTTGTACATTCATGCAGATGGAGATGAAGGACGTTTGACGATGATTGACACACATGAGAAGGTTGTGGCAGATTTTCCTCAGAGTCCAAGGATGAATACTTCATTTCCGTTCGAACCTAGAACTGGAGAATTAGTTCTCTTTCCTAGTGGTGCAATGCACATGGTAGAACCCAATCCTACCGACAAAGAACGGTATAGTATTTCATTTAATACGAATATGCAATACGCAACTGCAACAGCTAATCAAGGAAATATAGAAAACTACTGCAGAGATGAATTTGTGTTTGATTTAGATAAAAACGGTAATCCTATTACTTCTAAGTAACTAGAACTTCTAAATAGTAGTATGGAAATAGTAATCGATGCTCACATAATTTGGAATTTACTTCTAACCTTTATCTTAACGCCTGTCGCTTGGATGATTCGTAATATCATGACTGAGCAATCTAGACTGTCAATTCTAATTAACCGAACAAGAGAAGAGGTTGCTAAAGATTACGTTACAAGAGACCAAATAGAAAAAGACTTCCAACGAATGATTGACACCATCGATAGAATAGACGAAAAAATCGATAGACTCCAGTCCAAGACATACTTCCAAGAATAGGTTACCAAATGGTATAAATAGTAGTAGTTAAGATTATTACTACTGGATAACTATTATGGCAGCACCAAATTCAAAAGCAACATTTAAAGAATACATCAAAAGGGCCTTAGGAGCTCCTGTTGTGGAAATTAATATCGATGACGACCAATTGGACGATAGAGTCGATGAAGCACTTCAGTATTTCCAAGAATTCCATTACGATGGGTCTATAAAAACATATCTTAAACATCAGATTACTCAAGCAGAAATAGATTCGTTTAAAACAAATGAATCCCATTCAGCTTCGACAACTGGAACTCAAGCAATATCAGGACAGACTTACGGAGAAGGTAAGAATTATATTACACTACCTGAACACGTTCTTGCAGTTATTAATCTATTCCCGTTTTCAAGTGGAACACAATCAAATATGTTTGATATCCAATATCAACTTAGACTAAATGACTTGTGGGATTTAACGTCTACAAGTGTAATGTATTATTCGCAAGTTCAGTCACACCTTGCACTACTCAATCAGATGTTAGTTGGTCAGATACCAATAAGATATAATATGCATTCTAATAGACTTTACATAGACTACAATGCAAATAAACTTTCAGCAAATGAGTGGATTATCATCGAGTGTTACAGAAAGATTAACCCAACAGATATGACCGATGTCTTTAATGATATGTGGTTAAAAAAATATGCAACTGCAAAAGTTAAATATCAGTGGGGTGAAAACCTTGCAAAATTTACTGGAATTGCTTTGCCTGGCGGAGTTACACTTAACTCTGAACAGATGAAAACCGAAGCACAAGAAGAGATAACAAGATTAGAAGAAGAGTCTAGACTGAACTATGAAATGCCAGTCATGGACATGATGGGGTAATAAATGCCAACTAATGTATTTTTTAACCATGCAGTAAACACTGAACAACACCTCTATGAGGATTTAGTTGTTGAGTCGTTAAGAATGTATGGACATGAGTGTTTCTATCTACCTAGAGAAGTTGTAGAAGAAGACACTATACTAAATGAAGATGTGCAATCTAGATTTGGTGATGCATACTCAGTAGAGATGTATATTGAAAATGTAGAAGGATTTGAAGGAGAGGGGGACTTAATGTCTAAGTTCGGTGTCTCAGTTCGTGACACTGCAACTTTTGTAATTTCTTTAAGGTCGTGGGAAAGATTCATTTCCTTGGACTCAAACCTCGCATCTTCTTTAAGACCTAACGAAGGGGATTTAATACATTTCCCTATGAGTGGTTCGATGTTTGAAATCAAATTTGTAGAACATGAGAACCCATTCTATCAGGTCGGAAAACTATTTGTATTCAAATTACAATGTGAATTATTCGAATACAGTGGAGAAGACTTTGACACTAATGTTACAGACATTGACCTTATCGAAGATGAACAAGCATACTACATCGACCTAACAATGGCGTCAGGTGGTTCAGGAAACTATGTGAACAATGAAAATATTACACTAAGTAGTGTTGTAGTGGGAGAGGTCATCTCTTGGAATCCAGTAACTAAAAACTTAAGAATCAGAGATAATACGAAGACACTAGTAGTGGGAGACGTTATCGTTGGTGCATCAGGAAGTGCATCTCATACTATTGGAAGTATTGTGGATGTTATGACTATGGCAAATGACGGAAATGCAGATAACTTAGACTTCGAAACTAAAGCAGATGGTTATCTAGACTTTAGTGAAACAAATCCATTCGGTGAGGTTACATAATGTTTGGAACTCATTTTTATCATGAAACTATTAAGAGAAGTGTGTCTATTTTTGGAACACTATTCAACAACGTAACCATAAAGAAAACCAAAGCAGACGGAACAGTTCTTGCACAACAGATAGTTCCTATATCATATGGCCCAAAAGCAAAATGGTTATCAAGACTTAACGAAGAAGCAAACCTATCTGATAACAATAGAAGTGCAATTAGTTTACCTAGAATGGCATTTGAAATTACTGGATTTGAATATGATGCAGCTAGACAACAAAGTAAATTAATCAAAGCAGAAAAGGGTGGATTAGATGCAGATAAATCTAATCGAGGATTCCAGTACGCACCTGCACCATATACCATAAACTTTACTTTGTCAATACTTGCTAAACAAGCAAATGACGGACTTCAAATTGTAGAACAGATTCTACCTTACTTCCAACCCGAATATACCGTTTCTATGAAGATGATTGACGAGATGAGTGAAGTTCGAGACGTTCCTATTACACTTACTAGTGTATCGATGGAAGACACTTACGAAGGTGAGTTCACGGAAAGACGAGTCATCGAACACACCTTAGAGTTTTCTATGAAGATATACTTCTTTGGCCCTGTATACAAAGGTAAGATTATTAAGAATGTTATCGAAAGAACATACATCAATCCTGAAGTTACTAAGGGGTTTACAACGAATGAGACAACAACATCAGGTCTTGTTAAAGAGGTCAAACACTATGAACCTGCATTCGGGGAGATTGCAAATGTTCAAAGTTCATCCACAAATGTGGTGTTTGCAAGTGCGATAAATAGTTCTATAAGTGTTGGTGATGAAGTGTTCGATACAGGACTAGCAACAAACCCAACAGTTAGTGCGATTGCAACAGATAAACTAAGTATAACACTTAGTAGTGCAATTACACTTGCAAACAAAACAACACTTAAGTTCGTGGGTTCAGTAGACCCTGAAGATACTTTCGTAGTTGCAGAAACGGTAAATTTTTATGATGACGGTACTGGTTCAACATTTGCAGACAATCAGACTGAAGATGCGAGTTAATTATGGCAAAAAACATAGATTCTAAATTGGACGATATCCTAGATATCTCTACAGAAATCACAAAAGAAACCAAAGTAGTTAAACTACCTGCACTTCAACGTGCAGAGTCAGTAGACAACGACTACAAGTATGGTCGAGAGACCCTCTACAACCTCGTAGAGAGGGGTCAGGATGCGATTGATGGGATACTTGACCTATGCAAGGAAACCGAACACCCACGTGCTTACGAGGTTGCAGGACAACTTATAAAGACCGTTGGGGACACTGCAGAAAAACTCCTAGACCTACAAAAGAAAGTCAAAGAATTGGAGAATGAAGATAGTAATGTAAAGACCCAACACAATCATTTGTATGTTGGTTCCACCTCAGAACTACAGAAGTATTTGAAAAAAAACAAAGAGTAGAATATAAAGAATGACTGATGCGAAGAACCAAGGATACTTAGGTAATACCTTAATCAAGAAGGCTGGGGTTGAACACCAGTATACCGAAGAAGAGTTGGGTGAATACCTTAAGTGTTCCCAAGACCCTGTACACTTCATTGAAAACTATTGTCAGGTCATCTCACTTGACGAAGGTATGGTCAAGTTTAAACTCCGTGGGTATCAGAACGAACTCATAAAACACTACGATAAAAATAGATTCAACGTAGTTCTTGCATCAAGACAGTCAGGTAAGTCAATCACATCATGTGCATATCTAATATGGTATCTGTTATTCCATCCTGAAGTCACCGTAGCAATCCTCGCTAACAAGGGTGCAATCGCACGAGAGATGATTTCTCGTATAGTTACTATGTTAGAGTCAGTTCCCTTCTTCTTACAGCCAGGAGTTAAGATACTTAACAAAGGTTCGATAGAGTTTGCAAATGATAGTAAACTAGTTGCAGCTGCAACATCCTCAAGTTCTATTCGTGGTCTTTCAATTAACTTACTATACTTAGATGAGTTTGCGTTCGTAGAGAATGCAGAAGAGTTCTATACTGCAACATATCCCGTAGTAACATCGGGTAAAGATACTAAGGTTATTATTACTTCTACTGCAAACGGTGTTGGTAATATGTTTTATAAACTGTATGAAAGTGCAGTGCAGAAACAGTCTGAGTATAAAGACTTCACAATTAACTGGTATGATGTGCCAGGCAGAGATGAGGAGTGGAAAAGACAAACCATTGCAAACACTTCTGAAACTCAGTTTGAACAGGAGTATGGTAACAGTTTCTTAGGAACAGGTAATACACTTATCAGTTCTAATTGTTTATTGGGTATGAGGTCGATAGATTCGGAATGGTGGAAGGAAGACTTCTCCATGTACAAAAGACCTCAAGCAGACCACACATATATAATAACAGTAGATGTTGCAAAGGGTAGAGGGATGGATTACTCGACATTTACAGTTTTTGATATAACTACTCAACCATTTGAACAGGTTGCAGTGTATAGAAATAGTATGATATCACCCATGCTGTTTCCCGATATTATAAATAAGTATGCAACATCATATAATGAAGCATTGGTGATAATTGAAAACAATGCAGAAGGTGGGATGGTAGCAACCCAATTACATTTTGATATAGAATACGAAAATGTATTCGTTCAGGGTCAGACTAAGATAGACGATATTGGT